GGCATTAGCTAATCTCTTCAAACGATGAAATGAAATGTAGACGATTGTTTGCATCACCTTTTACTTTGATGTGATCACCTTCTTCTAGATAAAGTGATTTTGAAAGAATGTCTAGTGATGATTTGGCAGGTACAGTAACTACGTTTGCAATAGCATATGTTGAGTTACCTAAACCTGTGCTTGTGTTTTGTGCGCCAAACTTAAACAGTTCTACTGATACATTACCAGCATTTGTTCCGTCAACATTAGACACAATCAGTGTGTTAATTTTAAATACTTTGTTTGAGTTGACAGGATTAACAATCACTGACGATGAAACTGTTGTAACGTTGGCAACATTACTTTTACCTCTAATATCTGTTACGCTAACAATGTTTGGCGCTGCCATTTATTAACCTCCGAATATGATCGAGCCAACTAAGCCCGAACTTGTAATTTGTGAATTTGCTGCTGATGAAAATTTTATTGGTGTTATAGACCCATCTACCAACTTTGGCGTTGTTACAGCACCATCATCTATTTTTGCTTCTGTTACGGATCCATCTGCCAACTTTGGCGTTGTTACAGTACCATCAGCCGGCACTAATGTTGCAATAACACCATTGCCTAAATGATGAACAACAATATTATTTGTTCCCGAAGCAGGTGCTACAGTAAAAGTAATGTAATCACCATTTACTGTATAATCAACAGATGGTGCTTTATATACACCACTGATAAAAACCAAGATGGATGCAGGTGATGCTGGTGCAAAAGTTAATGGGCCAAAAACTGTTGTCCCACCATCCCCACTTAAAGTATCGACGGTGAATGGTACAGAAGTAACTTGATTGCCAATATATGACATTTAATTTCCTATTATTCGTATGTAGGTCTTACTGGCGGATCACCTTCTGGTTTGGGAAACTTATCATTCACTTCTTTTAGTGATGTGTAAAATGCAGTCTCTTTGCCAGGTATTGCACCAGAATCAATTGCTTCCCATAGATTGTTAATTAAAACTACAATATCAGGATAGTTAGCAGCACGATCTACAAAGTGTTGCCAATATTCAATGAACTTATTCTGATATTCTAATTCTTTAAAAATTTCTTCTTTTGTTGGGGGTTGCGTTCCCGCCTCATCTTCCCAACGTGTAAATTCAAAATGCCCACCTGATGCAGACATATCATATCTTGCTGTTGGTCTTAGTGCTTTGAGAGCAGTATCGATGCCACATACAAGCTTATTGTTATTACCAATTAAAAATTGTGCATAAGCAATTTGTTCGTTATTCATTCACTCACCTTTAAAATAAAAATATTTATACTTCACAAAATATTTATGTTTATTTTTCTATGTTAGCAGGATACCCACCCTGTTTCCACCATCTAAATGAAACTATACCAGAACCACCAGTACCACCAGTTCCAATGCCAGTGGTTGGAGACATTGTTGCTGGTGCGCCACCACCGCCACCACCAGAATTATTTTTACCATTATCACCAGCACCCGATGTGCCAGGCAATCCACCACCATATGCAGCACCACCAGCATTAGGTGTGTATGCTGAAGGTGTGCCACCAGCACCACCACCTGCGTAGAGCGCTGCCACACCATTACCTGTAGTAAACGTGGTAGAAATTCCTATACCACCAAGACCAAGTGTTGGAGCGCCAGGAGCAACTGCTCCACCTCCACCACCACCGCCTGCTGTACCTGTGACTGTTGGCGAACCAGCAGCGCCAGCGAAACCAATAACTTGTCCTCCTGGGAAAACACCACCACCAGAAAACGTTTCTGATCCTCCACCACCACTTCCATAAGGTAAACCTGTTTGGCCAGCACCAAAATTTCCACCACTAGAACCACCTTCTGCATTCCAATCTAAAGGTGTGCTTGGACTTGTAACAGTTGTGGTACTACCTCTTTGTGCTGGTGAGCCTGGTGCACCACCTGCACCACCTGCACCGATTGTAAAGTTAAACACTTGTTGTGGTGTAGTTACTGGAACACCTGATGATAATCTCCAACCACCAGCACCGCCACCACCACCTTTATAATAATTAATTCCACTTGCCCATTTGATGTAAATAGCACCGGCACCACCATTACCACCTTGTGCGCCACCACCGCCACCAGTTCCAGAAGTTCCACTAGTACCACCACCGCCGCCACCGCCACCAGTTCCACCAGCACCAGCGGGTGCTCCACCACCACCTCCACCAATTGTTACACCAAATGTTGGGAATGCTACACCAGCACCACCAGCACCACTCGGCGCACCAACTCCAGTTGGAGAAGTTGCTACGCCACCGCCACCGCCACCAGAAGGCCCTGAAGGACTTGGTACAGAACCACCAGATTGAGCAGGTGAAACACCGCCAGCACCAGATAGGCCTGAAGGACTTGGAGCAAGATATGAATCGATAGCTGGAGAAGAAACAACTCTACCAAAAGCACCGCCACCACCACCACCATTACCACTTGTAGCATCCATCCAGAAAGGCGGACCAAAACCAGAACCTCTACCACCACCTTGTGCTGTTGCTGAAAAACCAGGTCCCACTATAGAAGAAGGATTGCCCTCTTTGTATCCATAAGGACCACTTCCAGTTCTATATCTTAAAACTACAAGTCCCGAACCACCAGCACCACCAGTTGAGTCTGCACCTTGTGGACTTGAACCACCACCTCCTCCACCACCTGATCCATTAGTTCCTTTACCTTTTTCGGAAGCACCACCAAATCCAATTGAACCACCTCTACGACCACCAGTACCACCACCACCAACATTACCAACGCCGAATGATGGGAAGGAAAATCCTGTACCACCTAAACCAAAATTAGGATTTGTGGCAAGACCTGGTTGACCAGCGCCGGACATACCACCACCACCACCACCAGCACTAAAGTTTGAAGCAGGTGATGGATTTACGTCACCAGAATTTCCACCAGCATATCCTGGAAGAGATGTTCCAGAATTATCATTACCACCACCAGGCGCACCATTTCTTTCATCACCACTGCTTCTCATGGCACCGCCACCACCGCCGCCACCGCTGGAAGCAAGGAATGGCCCTATATCAGAGGAACCACGACCACCACCTGATGCTGAATATGTAGTGCCTGGTTTTTCAAACGTTGAACTTTGACCAGCCTGAATACCACCATCACCATAAGGACTTGTTGGAGACAATGATTTACCACCAGAACCAACTCTAACGTTCCAAGTTTCACCTGGACTTACTGGCACAAAATTGACAATTCTAAACGCACCAGCGCCACCACCTCCACCACCGGCAGCCGATCCCGGAGCACCTGGATATGGATTGCCTGCTGGAGAACCGCCGCAACCACCACCACCGATCAATAAAAGATCGACGAAGTTTACACCAGTTGGAACTGTCCAAGTTGTTTTAAAATCACCAAAAGGTTCTCCTGATGATCCTGGTAATCTAGTACCACTATTAGGACCTACTGAATTATACGGACCTGTTCCACCAGCACCGAATGTTATAAGAGTTTCACCAACAGTACCGTACTGTGTTCCCAAACCACCAGAACCTACTCTGATGTTGTAAACATCACCTGGCGTAACAGGCACAAATGTTCCTGTAGTATAATTTCCAGCACCACCGCCACCAGAACCAGGACCTAAACCACCAGCGCCACCACCACCAACAACAAGATAATCGATATAGTTTACACCAGCTGGGACTGTCCAAGTTGTTGTAAAATCTCCATCATTTGAAATGCCTGGAACAAAGTTTGGAACTCTAGCACCAGGACCCACACTTCCAGTATTTGCTGCTGGATGAGTAAAGTTAGTAGATGACACAGGAGTGGGAGCATTACCTTTAGATGCTCCGCCACCACCCCCACCACCAATTGAAAGAATGTCTAACAGCGTTACACCGGTTGGAACTGTCCACGAACCCGATGTTGTAAATGTTTGGAATCCAGAATTTTGATTTACTTCTGGATAAGGAATTAAAGAACTTACATCATAACTGATTACGACAACACCCGAACCACCACTTCCGGCAACAGCACTTCCAGCCGAACCACCGCCACCACCACCAGTATTATTGTTTGCTGTAGCTGAAGTATTAGCACCACCCCACTGGAATGCACCTAAACCAGGATCACCTGCTGCACCACCACCAGCGTATCCAGTATTAGCACCAGATATTGTTGACCAAACTCCAAATCCACCAGAGAATAATCTATCACGTAAATCTGTGCTATTGCGACCTCTACCACCAGCGCCACCACCGCCACCAGCACTTGCTGGACGGCCGTTTCCACCATCATTACCTTGTGCCGGTGCACTTACATATGGGCTACCAGAGTATACACCCGAGCCACCAACTAAAGTAGGACCGACAAAGCCTGTGCTTGCTCCACCGCCAGAACCACCATTACCACCGTTACCATTAGTCGCACCACCACCGCCACCATATGCTGTGACTGATACACCAGGTCCGACTAAAGTAGAATTAGTTCCTTGAGCACCAGCGCCAGGACCACCAGCACCACCTGCTCCGACTGTTACTGCGTATGTGCCACTTGGTGTAACAGGAACACCATAAGATAATACAAAACCACCAGCACCGCCACCACCACCGTTAGTAGCAGCAGAAGGTCCGAACCCACCAGCGCCGCCACCACCAACAACAAGATAGTTAATTCTATCAATACCTGTTGGTACAACATACGATCCAGAATCATTAAACACATTAACAACTGTTCCAGCAATAAAACTAGTAGTTTGATATCTTATGACTACTACACCAGAACCACCAGCAGCACCTTGAACAGGTCCACCAGAATCGGCACCACCACCGCCACCACCGGTAAATTGTGTTCCATTTGTAGTAGACAGTGCAACTGTACCACCTCCACCACCACCAAAAGCATTAGCGGGAGCATTAATACTACCACCACCGCCGGCATACCCTACAGTAGTTCCTGTAATTGAAGAATTTATACCCACACCACCTAAGGGTGTGCCACCAGCACCTCCAGCACCTCCACCACCACCAGCAAAATTACCACCATTATTTCCTTGGCCAGGTGTTCCAGTGCCTCCTGTATTAGATGGTCCCGAACCACCACCACCAGAACCACCAGCAGCACCATTACCACCACCAGCAGGATTATTTTCTACACCACCACCAGCACCACCACCTGTAGTCGTGAAAGAGAGTGAGGGAGAAGTAATTGAAGAACCTGCACCAGATGTAGCACCAGAACCATCCATTGTTCCAGATCCACCACCACCAACAACGACAGATAATGTTGTGCCAGGTGTTACTGTAGCAGTGCCCGTTAATAATCCACCCGCACCACCGCCACCTGCGTTGTGGCTACCTGATCGTGATCCACCACCCCCACCACCACCACCAACGACAAGATACTCAATGGAATTTACGTTTTGTGGAACTGTCCAAGTTCCCGAACCTTTGAATACAAGTATTTGTGCGTATAATACTGTAGGTCTTTTAATAAGACCATATGAAAGAAATGAACCACCACCAACACCAGCTAAAATCGGCATTATGTTAATCCAAAAATAGTATTAGAGAATAAAACAAGGTAAGAATTTGTGGCTCTCTTAAATATAGTAACACCGTATAAGTTGGTTTCCAGATAACTGGTTGGATATATTGAAGATAAGGCAGCAAATGATGGTGTCGTATTTCCAGCATAGAAAATAATATTACCACCAGCAATATCTGGATTTGCTCTATTTGTATTAATATACCCACCATCAATCATAAGGTTTGCTGATGCTCTTCCTTCAGCAACATTATGTCGTAGTGCTATTACGACTGAAACTGTATTACCAACTTGAACGGCTGAATCAAAAGTTGTTGTGTTATTACCACGAAGATTAAATGTTACGTTACCAGTTGTATTTGAACTAAAATAATATACAGTAGTATTTAAAATATCTATATTTAAATTTGTAGTTCCACCTGCACTTTTGTTCCCAACAACAGCAGTGTTTATATTTAATGTTTCACTAACACGTGATACAGATATGGTTAAATTTGATGCAAGTACGTTTGATGTGATTGTTCCACTGGCAAAATTATTTACACTGATTGCGTTTATACCAATCTTAGGTCCAGTTACATTCAAATCAGCAATGTCTGATGTAACAACATTACCATCAGCAATAGCACCAGTTATAATTCTTGTTAAAGGCATTTAATTTTTTCCTATTGTTCTTGAATAATTATCCAGTTACCACAAACGTTCCAGTTGAAGTAAACGCATGAATAGTCCATCCCGGTCTAGATGTAGTATCAACAGTTCCACCTAGTGCTATTTGTTCGCCAGGATAAGCAATTAAAGCAATACCCGAACCACCATTTTGATTGACATTTGGAACGGCTGGAGATTCTTCCAAATCATTTCCGCCGCCAGCACCACCACCGGTATTAGTAAGTCCACCTATACCAGGCTTTCCACTATAACCACCACCACCAACACCACCAGAAGCGCCGCCAACTGAACCGTGAGCGCCGCCACCACCACCACCAGCAAAAAATCCTTTCCCTGTAGAAGGCGCAGGTGAATTTGATGCGTCTGTTCCATAACCAGAAAAATCACCTAATAATAATCCAAAACCACCAGGACCACCACTTCCACCACCAGATTGATTTCCACCTACCGAACCCGCACCACCACCACCATTATAAGGATCAGTTAAAGAACGACCGGCATTACCACCTCTATTTCCTTGTGAATCTGTGTTAGCAGTAACACTGTCTGCATATCCAGAACCACCCACACCTTCACCATTACCACCACCGCCTATCGCACGTGCAAATTCACCAAATTGAGCAGAAGTGATTGTAGTATTTGATCCCCGACTGCCGTTAGTACCACCACCACCAACTGTAATAGTATATGTTATTCCAACATTTGCTAAAAATTCAGGACCGTTTATACCTCTCGATGATCCATTTGCATTAGTTAAATTAGTATTCGCACCAAAATACAAAAGACCACCAGCACCAGCACCACCACTTCTTTTATTACCAGAAGAACCACCACCCGCAACCATCAAGACTTCAGCAAGTATTGTGGGTGGTATACGTGTAGGTACAGACATTCTATCTCTAGATATAACATTTCTAGAAATGGGCAACTGTTTTCTATCAGTCGTTTTAGAAGTTTGAAGTCTACGTTGACTCATTGCAAATTATTTTAATAAACTTCTGTACCAAATGCTGTAAATGTTAAGAATGAACTATTGGAGTTCACTGAAATATTTGAACCAGCATTCATGGTTATACCAAGTGTCAGAGTTATTGTATCTCTAACCGGACAATTTACACGATAAGCAATAAAGTTTGAATTTGATACAGCAACACCACCAACATTAACAGCAATACTGAATGAATTGCCAGTTCCTTCTGTCTCATTTCTACTTGCAATTACGATAGAAGAAATGATAGCCGAGTTACTTGATGGAACTGTATATAATGTTGTTAATACATTTGCAGTTGATACGGTTTGTCCTAATATTCTATATGATCTTGCCATTTGTTATTTTCCTTTACATTCCACCAAATAAAAACACATCATCAAAAATGTCTGGGGGTGTCGCTATAGCATTTCCAGTAATTGTACTATTTGCTATTAAATTACCTGTTATTGTTCCAACAGCAATAGCATTTCCAGTTACCGCCCCATCTTTAATCAGATTCCCAGATATTTGATTTACAGCTAATTTATTTCCTAAGATAGTATTAAACGCAATTTTATCATTTGTGACGGCACCAGTAGCAATTTGAGTAGTTCCAATCGATCCACCTAAAATTTGACTTTGGCCAACTTGATTGTATGTTACAACAACGGGAGCAAGATAACGAACTGAAATATTATTTGCGCCATTAGAAGGAGGTTCTGTAAAAGTGATTATACCATTTAGAACGCTATAAGCATCTGTAGGTTCTTGTAGAACACCATTAACAGTAACTTGAACATCGTCAGCATTATCAAGGTCTCTTGCCAGAGTAAAAGTGGTACAAGCGCCAGTACCACTAAATTTTTCTACTTTAAGTGTAAATGAATTTACATCTGGACCGTTACCAATGTATGACATTAGCTAATCTCCAACGATGAAAGAATAACATCAGCAGATGATGCTATTGATGAGTTAACCTGTAGATAGTCTCCAGGTTCCAAAACAAGTTTTTGATCACCCCCAATCGGAACTAAAGCACCGCCAGGAGCAATCGTTGCGTTTTGAACTATGTAAACATTTGGTGCTGAAGAACCTGAACAAGTCAAAAACACATTTGCTGAAATTGGTGACGTAGTAATATTTGAAATTGTCATACCAATTACGGTTGCTGATAGTGTGCCACTGCCAGCCGCAACTGCGTAAATGTTTTGAGCGGTTGTTCCCACTGCTTTCAAAACGTTATTTTTAAAAGTATTAGCCATTTATTCCTCTGTTTTTCGTCAGTATTTATTTAACCTAGAGCAATAGCAAACGCAATTGCTGAGTCGATTGCCGAAGTGATATTGCTATAGATAGCAGTATTGGCGTCACCAACAAGTAGTGTGATATTACCAGTGCTTGTGTTTAGATTTGATGAATTGACTGAACCAGCAACACTTAAATCATCAAAACCAATAGTATCTAAAGTAACGTTTCCTGATATGGTCAGATTACCATAGATGAATGTGTCACCACCAACCCAAAGATTACCAGTAGTGTTGATTGATGTTACGTTAGACCAAACGTTAATAGAACGTGTTGTCAGCAATCCATTTGCCGTGATGTTACCTGATGCAAAGTTTATGTTGGCAATGTTTGCATAACCACCAGCATTTTCCCAAGCAATATTTGCATTAGGTGCTGTTATTCTATTATACAGAATCGTTTGATTGGCAACAACTAAATTGCTTGTAACGTTTAAACTTGATATGACATTGCCACTCAATTCAATATTTGTGAGATATGTGCAACCAGTTACATTTAATGTATCGGCTACAGCAATTGAACCTGCAACGTTTAAATCATCAAAACCAATAGAGTCTAAAGTAACATTACCTGAGATTGTTAAATTACCATAGATGAAAGCATCACCACCAACAGCAAGATTTCCAGTTGTATTTACAGCAGCAATATTGGAATTGACTGTGATGTTTGAAATTGTTAATGTTCCGTTACCTGCAATATTACCACTTGAGAAGGAAACGTTAGCAATATTAGATGAATTTGCTCTTAGTGTATTAACGTTTGTGTGATTGTATACGTTAAGTGAAGAATTCGCACCCCCAATAATAATTGCCGTGTTCATTATGAATGGCGAACCATTCACCCCATCGGTTAAATTATTAGCTAAAGCTACAAGAGTAGATGTTGTCGATAACCACTCTTGAAAGGTATTTGCTGTCGATAGTTGATTAATTGCCATCTGGTTTTCTCATTTCTACTAAGTTACGAAGAAGATGTTTTATCTCTCCAATATCTTCTTCCAACTTATTGACTTTGTTTTCTAATTTAATTTTTTCTTCTATTTCTTTATTCTTCATTTCAGATTCAGCATAATACGTTTTTAGTTCCTCTATATCAGTATTTAATATAGCACCTGTATCTAGATCACGATACAGGTGGGTGTGTCCTTCTATTTGAACATATGGCATATTAATTAGTCTTAGGAATAATTGTTCCAGTTAAAGTCGTTTCTGGTAAAGCAACCACACGAAGTTGACCAAACTTAGGAACAGAAACCGAACTTGAACCATACAACACGACTTTAATTTGGAAAACACTAAAGTCTCTATGCGGTCCAGTTCCAGAAGCCGAAGTGTATCTAATTCTATTAGCAGCTACACCAGAATCTTGTTCACCAGGAGCAAACGTAGCCTCAAAATAATCACCTCTAGATGTAGAGAAGATATTTTTAGTATCTGAAAGTTCAGTCATCAATAACCAATTGTTATCGTCAAACTTACTTGGATCAGATTCAGCCAATACCTTATACCAAACAAGAACACCAGAACCAGGTGGACGATATAAATCCATGTAAACACGGAAATCACCAGCGTCAAAACCAGTAGCAAGAGGTACTCTCTTCGTAATGTAACGAACGTTCGAATTACCACCTGATGCCTTATCTTCACCATTGTATACAACTGTTGCTGTTACAGGACTACCGCCAGTAGGAGCGGCAACCGTAATAGTAGGTGAAGTAATGTATAGATTACCAGGATTATCTAGTACGATTTTATCAACGATGCCTGCTGCTGTTACATTAGCATAAGCATTTGCTGTACCATCACCACCAGAGCCAATAGTAACTTTAGCATTTCCAGTGTATCCCGAACCACTATTTGTGATTTGGAATCCAGAATTTTGTAGAGGTAAATTATTAATTTTGTTTTCAATCGTTAATAGATTTAAACGATTAACATCAATCATCGGAGAAATATCACGATTAGTTGATGACAAAATTACACGTAATTGGAATGTACTATTTCCTGTTACTGTATTTAATATTCTTCTACCATAGTTATCGACATCAGTTTCATAATCTTCATTTGGAATTATAGGCAGTAATGTATGTTGACCACCAGACTGCATTTCAGAAATGAATTCATATGAAATGTTAGTATTGGCAATAACAGCATCGGTTGACATAACTTGTAAAACATCGTACACAGAATTTGAAGAGTATGCTGACATGTCTGCTTCCAAGTAACCATATCCAACTTGATCAGTAAACACACGTTTCTGAATAGCAAACATCAAATCATTTTGCTGATCTGCTGTCCAAACAGAACCATTCTGTGATAAGAACAGAGAACCTGTATATGGCTGCTCAGATATCTTTGCACCTCGACCATCTACTGCAATATTTGTGTCATTGATACCCGCAATAAATGCTTCATATCCTGTACTATTAGACAGAAGAACAAAAGAGTGTTCACCTGGCAATAGTAGAACTGGAATATCAAACTTGAATTCGGTATATCTTGTTGAGTCTGTAATGCTTGGTGTCAAAGAAATATTAACTTTGTCTGGTGTCAATACTTTTTCAGCATATGGATAAATCTGAGTTGCTGAAGGATATCCATTTACAACAGGACGAATTTGACATGTTACGGATTCAGTTACATCTTTTGTCTTAAAGCAAACACGAATAGAATCTATAACAACACCTTGTGGATATTGAGCACCATTTACCAAGAATGTTTGGGCAAGTGGGTCAATGTATCGAACAAATTCGGTTGTAGTTGTAGTTGATGTATCTGTGTCAGAAGCACGTGTTGTGGCAACAAAACCTTCTGTCACTTGTCTACGTGTTACGTTTGGCACAAATACAGTTATAGATGTTTCTTGTTTTGTTTGAACAATACCAGAAGCATAGAAACTCGTATCACCATTTGTACGTGAGTTTTCTAAGTTACCCACTTCATCATCAATCAGTCTGAACAGTTTTTCACCAGTTCTGAACACACCATCTGGACAGTTGAAGATACCAGCACATGCGCCAAATGCATCAGTTTCAAGTAATCCAATAGAGTAATCTGATGTTGTATCTGGTGTTGTAGTTAAACCATCTACAGTAGCAACTCTTGTTGTTGAATCATATTCTGTAATTGTTCCAGATTGGCCAGCACCAGTATTACGTAAAATATAAAGTTTTTGGCCAACATAATCACCAACATTCAAAGCACCAGCAGCATTAAATGCTAGGGTAATTGTTTTTACTGTTGAGGAAACGGATGTGCCACCCAATGCTCTTCCAACACGATGATACCAACCAGCAGCACGATAAGTTTTACCGGATCTATCACCAACTACCCAAATGCCATTTGTCAACAGTTGATTCCAAGAACCAAATGAATTAAATGCGGTTGGTAAACTTACAAAGTAACCTCTATTTCCCGAAGTTAGAACCATACCGGCAGTTCCAATTAAGGTGTCTGATGGCTGTCGTGCTGTATTTGAAGTAGCAGCATATAATTTTACTGTTTCTTGATTGGAAAGTGTAGTATCAAATTCTAATTTTGAATTCCAATCTTCCCATGCTATAGATGAATTATCAGGATTTGAAGTGAACGCAAGACTATTTAAAACAGAAATATAGTTGTCAACTTTTGTGGCATCGAAGAAAGCATGTAATGAAGTAAATGGTTTAAATTTCTCTGCCAGAACAAGAATATTCTTCTGTCTCATGTAATGCACAACTGTCAAATCAATTACACGATCACCAAATTGTTGTGTTAGTTGTTGAGGAACAATTTGAGCAAGAACACCTGTGCGTGAAACTTGTAGTCTCTGTGAAAGTGAAGCACTTACTGTAGTTGTTGTAGTAGTATCTTCAACTAATGCTGCTCTAGTGCCTCGTCCTGTTGCTTCATTACCACTTGCATCAACTCTACTTCTTCTTTGAACTTGATCAACATCGGTAACCGAAGCACTAACTTGAAGGCTAGAAGTCCACTGTGTATTCCATGCACCCCATGTTGTGCTTTGAATTGATGACCATGCATCACGGGCAGCATTACCACCAGTTAAATCAATATTTTGTGCTTCTCTTCGATCATCTGTTTTCCAAACATCAGATGGAGGATCAAGTTTAACAGAACCCAAATAATTGATGACATTAAATGGGTTTACATTAATCGCTTTTGATGCTTTATTTTGTTGTATGAATGTGGTGTTTGTAGAAGCAAGTAATAATACAGGTCCATTAAATTCTACTTGACTGTTGTTTACCGAACCACTAGAAACTAATCTTGTTGATGCAATATTATAAGAACCTCTACAGACTCTTGTTATAATATCGATTGCAGCATTAAAACTAGGATTGGTAATATCAGATCCCGTTTGATCAGAGAATGAATCAACAAAAATACCGTTCTTAGGACGATTGATGCCATTTGCATCTCGAATTGTACGGTCGTTTTTATTAATGACAGCAAGTTCGGCAATAGACAATGAAGTATACAATTCGAGATTTTGAACACGCTTATCTAACTTAGCAATATCTCTCATTGTATATCTACGGTTATTGTAGATATCAATTTGTGTTGAATAAACGTTGTACAGATATGGTGTATATCTTAGTATATACAACGTCATAGCATCATCAGGTTCTATTGGAGGAACTGGATTGACGCTTGAAACACCCTCTAATATCTGGAAAGAACGTGACTTAGTTAATACTACACGATCAATACGTGGTAAATAATAACCATAATCCGTCACGATTTCAGTTTCGGGTGAAGAAATTTTTGTGCCAATATTAGCCTCATCAGCATCCAATACAAAATTGTTTGCTGTAAATCTATCAGTCAAACCTAATGAATTGGCATCTCTGCGAACTGGTCTAAAGTCAAGGTAATCAGAAAGTTTATACAAGAAACCATCTTGTGATCTATAAATTGGTATTAAACCATAGTCTATACCATCACCACCGTTTTCTTGTGATCCTAAACGTGTGTACGAATCGACATCAAAATAACCAGCACCAGTAGATTTAAATCTATCGTAACGAACGAGTAATGGTCCTCTTGGGGGTGTTTGGCCAGGTTTCAGAGTGATCGATGACCAATCATAATATGAATCTTTTTGACCCGTATCTAAACTATATCTTGAAGTTACGTTGATATAGTTGCCATTATTGTAATTTGCGGTACTAACTGTTTGTCCAGAAAAATCAAAGATAGCATTAATAGCATATACATCTGAAACAAATAGTGATTGTGGAACACCCTCTCTCTTAACCAAGAAAGATTCTGAAATAACTGTTTGTCCATCAAGAGAAGAGACATATACAGAGTTATTTGGTGAACCGAAGATGTTATTTGCTCCACCACCAGCCGGATCAACTAAAATTGTATTTGCTTTGATAAATGTTTTAGTTTTCGATGTTGGATTAGAAGCATTAATTGTAGCAAAAACGTTCGCAGTCATGCCTGTAACAGCCTGAGCAACAGTAATTGTACGAGAATTAACATCCACACTTGCTCTATCGGCAGGTATTGTTTGACCTCTAAAATATGGACTTGTGCTTGGGTCAGCAACAATTACTCTATAATAACGATTGAAAGCATCTTGTGTTGTGGCTGGTTGTAGCGACTCTCCAGTTCCATATGATAGTGCCGAAGATGTTGTTCCTGTGAACACCACACCTTGATACAGTTTAGTATATGAGTATGAAAAATCTGCCAATGTATTATCAGCAACATTACTTTCACCAACTTTAATTAATAGTGGCTCTTTACGTCTTTCTTGAATAGAGAAAGGTTGGAATAATGGTTGATTTTGAGAAATGCCATTAATACCTTTTGACATATCTTTATTCATGTCACTGATATTTGCTGAAGCAATTCTATGACTTGTAGCATTTATTCTTAATAAAGATTCAGCACTAAAAATTGTCGTATCAATAATCGATCTCCAATTTGTCGTTGGAGCAGCTGATAATGGCGGATCGATCTGAGCAACATGACCTGATACGGTGCTATACGAGTATCCAGGATTAGGACCAGGCACAGTAATAACAGCAGCAGTTGTCAACACAAAAATTAATCCAGTTGTCGTTCCTGCTGTAGTTGTTACACCCGAACCGCCCGGTGTTGTTGATAGTTGTGCTGCCGTAGTTGATGGGGAACCAATAACATAATATGTTCCGGCAGCTAATCCAGTTCCAGAACCAGAATTAGTGCCAGTTATAACTACAACGTCACCAACTCTAGGTGCTTTCGATAAAGCAGTAAATGAAATCTGTCCTGCTGTACCTGTTATTTGAACTGAAGCAAGTGTAAGAGTTTCAACTCTATCAGCAATAATAGTCGCTGATGTTACACCATTCGTAGCATCAACGAGATATGTCGTTGGATTACTATAACCAATAATTCTACCAGCAAAAGTAAACGTTAATCCAGTTAAAGGACCCGAAGCAGTTGTAATTGCCGCACCACCAGGTGTTGTTGATAAAGTAAAGTTTCTTGATCCGTCCGTTGATGTGATAAAATAATTGGTTGCTACACCAGTATATCCAGTAATCGAGCCACTTGTTCCACTTGGGGGATTGCCTGTGATAGTTACAACTTGACCAACTGCCAACGGAATTGGTGAAGGAGCACAGAAGAAACTGCCTGCTGATCCCTGAAGAGTATAAGTTAAACCGGTTGGTGTTCCAGCAGTCGTTACAATTGCTGCACCAGTAGCATCATCAACTAATGTAAATGTTGTGGTTCCATTGGTTGCTGAAATTCTATATGCTTTGGGGTTACTATAACCAGTGATTGAACCAGTTCCACCAAAAATTCCTGAAATAACTAATTTTTGACCGACAAATAAACCATCGGTAGTACGTGCTGTACAACTAAATTGTCCTGCTGTGCCAGTAATAGCAACACCTGCTAATGTCAATCCTGTTGAACCATTACTGGATACTGTTGAGAGTAATTGCGTTCCAGTTTCAGAACCACTAATAGTAATTGATTGACCAGTGTAAATTTTTTGATCAGAAGCCGCAGTAAAAGCAAGTTGACCAGAAGCGCCAACGATGGTCGCAGCAGCACCAGCTAATGAAGTTGTGGTCGATACAAAACTATCTGTAATTAATCTAGAAATATTGTCGGCGGGATCAGTAGTACCACCAACGAATCTAATTGACATACCTTTATAAACACTAGTATTTGTCGCAAAATTTGCTGGCAATAAAACTGTACTCTTTGAACCACCAGCCACGTTATAACCATATCCACTATTAGCACCAATAGAAACAGTGTTTACGTCTGTTAGATATATCTTGTACAAGTAGTTGTTACTGTCTTGTACATTACCAGAAGCAGCATAGAACTTTTCTAGTTTTATTTTTGCAGTTCCAATTGTGGCGTTTGCTAAAATGTTTGTGTTAGCAACGCCAGTAGAAGTGTAAGGAATCTGTCCCGTATCAATTGCCAAAATCGCCACATTGTCGTATTGATTTGAAGCAAAGTTACCAAAGTAATTATTTGCAATCAAATAATATCCATAAGATGTAGGAATTCTTTGATTATTAACGGAAGTAATTTCTCTTGGCTTTGGAACAGTTAAAATAGTAGGTGCTGCTGTTTTAAAATTATATCCTCTGATATAAGCATTACCAGCACCCAATGAAATGTTTACACAAGCTGAGTTTGATGTTGTTTCAGTTAATGCAATTTGGAAGTTGTCGATAACGTAATCGCCAGATTCATCATATGTACGACGAGCAAGTTCATCGACAATCGGTCCGTAAATTGGTGTTTGAATAACTTTTTGAGGTGTACCATCCGAAAATTGTGCCAATTCAATAAACTTTGTAAGATCGGTACTATCTAGAGCACGACTATCTAGAGTTAAGTTAATCTTATAACGATCAGCACCAGGTGCCTGGAAATTTGATGAACTCTGTGCGGGATCTAATAAAGATGTATCTTCTGTGTAATCAATGATATCTTCAGATACAACAAAACCAATTAAACCATTACCATTCGCAGAATACTTGCTTACAGCGATAGACTGTGGTTGATTTTGGACAAAAAAACCATCGTAATAAAAAACACCAGATGCTACAGAGAATGCTTTTGAATTACCATAAGCATTTGTTGATGCTGCATTTGCATAGTAAGTAATTGCTGTAGGATCACTATTTGATGTATAGATTGTTTCACCGTCAGTAAAAGGATCTCCATATGACTGTGTAATAATAAAAGTGATCGGCTCACCTCTAGCCTGATTTGCTCCATATGCTTTTAAGACATAGGCACGTTTAGTTCCAGTAGAATTGACAATAATCTTTTCATTAAAATTATTTGCCGAAATATCAGAACCAGAATAAGTAGATTGAATGTTTATATAATTACAATTTTGAATTGTAATCTGACCACCAGTAACTATCGAACCAGTTTTGAAAATATGGTCGCCAAATTTTTTGATTTGATCTTGTAGATTGGTTTGAATTTGTGTTAATTCACGGCCCTGTACAGCAAACCCAGGCTTGAACAAAGTTCTATAATAATTTTTCTGTGGATCAAAATCATCGTAATAAGGATCAACATTGAAATTCGTAGTTAATGGCATTTAATATCCTCTAAAATCTAACAATAAGTCTTATATTTTCTGCTTGTCCATCGTAACGTTGTGTGGCATTGTCATTCTCAATATACACCATGTCTCCACTATACGGTTCAAATTCTGGATTACCAGCAGAAACAAGCAGTCGTTGGGTGCTAGAATTTGCTCCAACAACTAAAACACCACTCTCAAATGTACCTTTTGCTCCAGTTATTTTTACTTCATTTGAAGTTTGATATAAAACAAAACCTGAAGCGGTCGCTGTTGCTGGGCTAGTTCCCTGATATACAAACTCATTTAAGGAATAAGAACCACCAGCAACAAGTGTCAACAACGTTGTCTGAGAAATTACAGAATTAGCATTTGTTGGGCTGACAGGTAAAGACTCACCATATTTATACGGGTTTACGAAAACACCATACTGTCTAAACGTAGTGTTTGATGGTACTTTACCACCCTCGGTAGAATCAATTTCACCCATTCTTACACAAACCATTACACTATTTGCTACTAATTCTTTAGCAGGATTATTTGCATGGCCATACTTCATGTCCATAATGGCTCTGGCAGTTGCGTTCGATCCTGTGCCGTAAACAAAGACATTTGCACGTGAGTAACCAGTTCCAATAGTGGTAACTGTGATTTTTTCTATTCTACTATCTTTAGTGGTTGTTACAGTAAAGACAGCATTTGTATTTGAATTTGATGTAGCAGTAAAGATTGCGTTGTTCTCATAATATCTCAATGCTGCAACATTTGCTATTGGACTAACTGTGTGAGAACCAGCCGAGTAAATAGTGACGTTTAAAACATGTCCCGTAGAGTTTACAAAGACACGTGCGTTCGGCAAAGCAAATGAAGTTCTATCAGTTTCTTTTGACGTATTATAAAATTGAATCCAGCTATTTACTGCTGTTGCACCAGAGTTTACTGTTATAGATGTGACATTGAAGGTTGATGTGTTTATTACCGCAGCTGCGATGGTTGATGTACCATCTCCATCTACAAATACCCTTGTTGTAAGTTGGGCTGCCGTCTGTGCGGTGTTTCCACCACCAGAACCAGTAGTTCCTGTTGACAATGTAAGTTGTGGTTGGCCATCAACAATTCCAACACTGGTAATGTATGATCCTACAGTAATTCCAGTTCCAGAAATTGACATATTGGCAGCAACACCATCAGTGTTGGCCAATGTAAGTATTGTGCATCCAGGTGAAAATGTGTCAATAATTCGAATAACGTTTTCTCTATAACCAGAACCTTGATTGGTCATGACTATAGTTGTCAATTCACCATCAATTACGTCTAGAATACTTGAACCATAATCTAATTGATTTATTGATGTTGGAACGGGAATCCATTCATCAGTTAAAAATTTATTTGATGGTTTTACATTATACATGTACTTCCAGATATATCCATCGGAAGTTGCGATGTTACCATTCGAAGATGTGTAATCACCACTTGGCTCTACTGTGGATAAAGCTGATCTGTTGTTCGACAAACATTTATAAACGTTTCTACCAGATGTTATAACATAAAACGGGTTTACATCATTATCATTATCGGGTTCAATCAAATTTTGATAATCAGTCAGATCATCATACTGTTTGTACTTTTTACCAGAAACCCAATTAACTCTAGGAATAACTAATTCAACATCATTGCCCGTTATTTTTTTAGCGGCGTACATATTATCCCAGGCTTCTTTTTCATCAAAAATACTGTCCGTTACGCTTGATGGGCTGGCCTCATTCGGATATTGAGTGTGTTTGCCTATAAAAACATAACCCACTTCTGGTGAAGGTTCATAGAAACCCTCTTTAAATTGTACAGCGGTAATATACGCTAGTGATTTAGATGTAACTGATGGCATAATTTTTAATTAAAGATTGCTGTTTGTAAGTTTGCGGTTTGCGTAAACGCCCCAGCCTTTGCTGATAAAATAGCATTATCATAAACAACTGTAAATACCGCATTTGAATCAGTGTTTGATGTTGCGCTGAAAACTGAGTTATTTTCAACATATCTCAAACCAGAAATATTTGCTATAGGTTCTGTGGTAAATGTTCCTTTAGACGAAACTGTAACATTTATCACATATCCAGCGGTGTTTACATAAACACGTGCATTTGCCGAAGATGCCTGTGTACCATAGAAAGTAATGAAACTATTTACTGTTCTTGCTCCAGCATTTGCGGTGACACCAACAACTCCAAAATTATTTGCTCTAATCGTTGGTGGATAATAATAACTACCATTACTTGTAATTGTTACGTTACTTATTGCCCCACTTGCATTTACTGTGTACGTACCAATTGCTGGAATATTAGATTCGACAAAATCAACGTCAATAATTGCTATTGTTTCTGTATTTGCTACACCAGCAGTTGTAAATACAGCATTCGTTAATACATTACTGTTCGCAGTAAATGCTATGTTTCCAGTATAAAGACCATTTGCTGTTGTTGAAACAACCAAATTGGCCAAGTTACTTGTATTTGAATTAAATGCTAAACCAAATCTTGCGCCTATCGCAAGTTTGTTATCACCAGCAACTTTACCTTGTGTGACACCATTGAAATGATACAACACAGGACCCATCGTAATCGTAAACACAGCATTCGTATATGACTGGGTACTAATAAAGAATCCATTGGAGCCGTTTGCTGCCGCCAATCCACCTTCGGCAACTGTGGCTCCATCATTGACATACTTCAAATCTGTATAAACATTCGCCCCGTTCGGACCACCAATGTTGGTATTTAAATCTGTGTATATGCCATTAGCATATAGTGTTACATTTTGAACATAACCAGCAGTATTAACAAATACACGGGCGTTTGCTATATTAACAGCGGCATCTGGAGTTCCATACGAGAATGTAATCCAGCTATTTACAGCAACAGCACCAGCATTTGCTGTTATAGATTCAACCGCTGGATAGATAACAATATTTTGTCCGTTAGCATATACTCCAGTGCTATTTATTTGTACTCTTATAATCGAACCTGTTCCATTAGCAAATACTTGAACGTTTGCTGAACTTTCAGCAGCACCTAAACCAGAGTTTACATTTGAACCACCATTTACAATCTTTAGATAACCGTTAGAATAACCACGACCACCAAAGTCTGGAACATAAGGTAGAACTTCTGTGATAGAAACAGGTACACTATTTGCTCTTGCAGTGGGCGCACTTCTATACAGTCCAGCATTTGCAACGGTGATACTACGAATTACACCGTTTGCTGGATACACTTCAATAGTAGCATTTGCATTAATTACAGGATCGCCACCAGAGAAAACAACATAACCATTACTATGACCGACGCCATTAAGTGTTGGTGTGATTGCTGCCACGGAAGTAATGTGAATTGGATATGAGTTTGGTATACCAACTAAGGCGCCATTTGTTGTTGGACGATATGCTGGTATAATTGTAAACACAGCATTTGTGTACGAAGAAGTTGATATTGGTGTTGTATTTTCAAAGTAAATTAAATCTGTATAAACATTTGAAATTTCTGGTAAACTAGAGTATGATCCATTTGCATAGATGGTTACATTTTCAATATAACCTTCTGTATTAACAAACACACGTGCATTGGCAACATTTGCTGTAGCACTATATCCCAATATTCCTTTTAGATTAATCCAACTATTGACACCAACAGCGTCAGAATTAACAGTAATACCACTCACCAGAGTTGAGTTAGCATATAAGCCTCTATCACTAATCGTAACTCTACGAATAGAACCATTTGATGGGTACACTTCAACAGGAATAATTGCTCGTTGATTCGTATAATTAAGTGGCGTGATAGTAAATACAGCATTCGTATATGATGAACCAGCTATAATTGCTGTGTTTTCATAATACGTTGAACTTGTGTATACGTTTGAGATGGACGGTGGAATGAAATACAAACCATTCGAATAAACGGTTACATTTTCAATATAGCCTTCAGTATTAACAAACACACGTGCGTTAGCAAGAACTACGTTACTTGCTCCGACTGTACCCATATTGCTTGTGAATGTAATCCAACTGTTGACACCGACTGCTCTAGCATTTGCTGTTATCGAAGCAATACCAATATCATTAAACAGCATATACCCATTTGAGTGAGCAAGTCCAACATTCTGTACGTTTGTTGAGAAGATTACCGTATTTGGATTTGTGTTTGGTAACAATGAAACATTCGATTCATACAGGCCTGAATCACTTACAGTAATCGAGTCTGTGTTAATTGCCCCATTACTTGAATATACATTGTAAGATATGCTAGCTTCTCGAAGGGGTGCACCACCAACTGTTATAAATTTACCTTTTAAATATCCTTTACCACGATTTGATGAGGATATTGTATTAGCATAGAATACTAAATGCGGATCTTCAAAAGGATCGGCAAATGGTTTGACGGAATACAAACCACCTGATGTTAATGTAACTCTTCTTAGAGCACCATTTGATGCATAAACTTCAGCATTTGCGATTGCTGGAATACCTTCTTCGGAGTTTTTAAATAGAATTATACCGTTAGAATATCCAGAACCATTATAACCAGGTCGAATTGAAATATTTGTTATTCTACCGCCACCATTTGAAAATATTAAACTTCCATTTGAATATCCAGATCCGCCAGTAACAATATTAATGTTTCTAATATTATCTGTAGTAATCAAGTAAGTATTGCTTATAACTGAATTTACTGTTCTAGTTTCACCATTAACCGAAATGTTTGAACCGATAGAGAAGATGCCTAAAGATATTGCTGTGTTAAATTTGGTGTTGACACCGGTAACAACAACACTTCCATTTCCAACATTTACACGGCCACCAATTGTTTTATACTGATTGTCTGTTGTATGATCTTTCTTTGTTACAATGATATCATCACGCTCTATAGTTTGAGTTGTTTTATATTCAGAATAATTAACAAAACCTACAGGGTGTAAAAGTTCTTTTAATAGTTTTTTGTACTTAAAAAATTCAGTTTTTGATGAAATCAAATATGAATAGTCAACATAATAATCTTGACCTTGTATTTTTCTTTCCGTAGATGAAATAATCGAATCTGATGTTGTCCATCTGCCATCAGTTGAAATATATGATTGCTCAATTTCGGCTTTAATTTTTGCCCCAGATGCTTGAGCATTTGAACTTTGAATCGAAAGTGCAGGAATAAATTCATATCCAGAACCGGGATCGACAACATCGATTGATATGATTGATCCAATTACACCATTACCAGTGGGCAACAGATTTTCACCATCAGAAGCAATCGATTTTATTTCTACACTTGCTCCTGTACCAGTTGCCGACTGAACCGAAATTGCAGGGAATTTTCCAGGTACGTATCCAACGCCACCTAGAGGTAAATAATTATAAACACCTAGTTTCTGATTTGTATGTGTTCTAGTAAATGGATTGGAAGCAACACCATCCACATCTTTAACTGATAAAACAGTATCAGATGTAATCGTAGCAACCATTCTAGAATCACCATTTACATTGATTATATCACCTGGTTTCAGATCATTAAAAAATGAGGTGCCCGTTCCCTGTAGAGTTGATGTTGGTGGTGCACCAGATGTTGATACTGTTCCAGTTATTCTTGAGTTTGCTAAATCAATTCTTGTGATTTTTCCAGTGCCATCAATTTTACCAACTATAGCAGCTGCACCATATCCAAATGTCATTGGGGGATTTGCACCAAAAATGACCTCATCACCAACTACATAATTTTGTCCACCATCATTAATCTTAAAGTCGCCTATTGATCCTAAACTTTTTATTGTTCTAAAACTTGTATTCGGTCCATATTCAGCACCAAAAGCATCCAATACAGCTGGTAGATTTAACGGTGCAGTAGTTGAAAGAATCTTAACGTTTGTTATAGGTCCAACTTGTAATGTTGTAAACGAAAGAGCATCAATAATACGAGTGCTCGCATTTTCACCAGTAGGAATTTTTGAGCTTGAAAAACCGTAATCAGTACAACTGATAAGAGTATTGGCAGCATTTATACTTCCATTAAATGATGCAATAATATCAGTAGCAATTACAAAACTATTTGCTGAATTTGCGCCAGAAGTATCAATACCATCAACAACGGCATTGATACCATAAATACCGTTTCCTATAGGAACGATAGGTGAAGAGTTTGTGAATATTGCCCCACCAACATTTACCAAAACACTAGAAAGAACCCCTGTAAATATTTCTGAGACAGTTGCTATTGCATTTGACGTAGCATTCCCACCAAATGCAACTATCTTATCTCCTACAGCGTAACCACCACCAGATTCAATAACATTAATTTTTTTAACTACAGAAAAAGTTGAAGCACGAATTTCAATCAACTGTTCATTGGAATCGATGATTGGAATGGATACTATTTCACCATTTAAAAATTCACCTCTTAATGATTTCAGATTAATTAAGAGTTCAATAGGCAAACCTAAGTTAAAAGTATCAGAAATAATTCTGCGATTTGAATCTTCAACGATTGCTGAAGCACCAGACTTCAATCCTGTCACTTTACGATTTGTAAGTAATTTAAAATCAAAGTCTACGTAAGTAACAGAAACTTGTTCACCACCTACTGGTGGTCTAAAGAAAATGAGTTGTCGATATTCTTTGTTGATATAAAAATCAACAAGATTAATTTTTTCTACACCATTCACCCTTACAATAACATCTTCAGACCCAACAGGCTGTGCTAATACAAAAATTGTTGTTTTACCGTCACCATCATAAACAGAAGAAATGTCTGCGTTAATTCTAAGTTTATTGTCAACTGTCCATTTACTTGCCGATGCTTTTAGAACATTATTTTTAGGCAATACTACTTCAATATCTTCGCCAAAAACTAATTGGAAAAGTAATTTGAAGGAATTTTCAGCACCTTTAGTTTTGTACAAATCAACAAGATGTTTGAATAGAAGTGCTTTGTTTGACTGAACATCAGCTGGAATTAATAAACCGTATGTGTTGTAGAAACTTTGTTCAAACTCATCTATCGAATCATCGACATCTTTAATCGTGCGTAAATTTTTGGCAGCAGTTACCAAATCATTTTTTTCTGTGCCCTGTTTTTGCTCTAAGAATTCGTAGTATGCTTCCAAAAACGCAATGAACTTTGGATATTCATCACGTACAAATTCAGGAACTTGACGATTTACAAGTAAAGAAGTTTTTAAATCAGTAGTCATTATGTTGCTTGCAGAGTTGTACTAATTGAAGTAGGATCGTTCTCATCAATAGTTATAATATTATTTTTGATTGTACTTAGTATGCCTTCTTCAGACTCTATTGAAACTCGAACGTCACCATCAACAGAGTCAACGTCTTTGATTAGAATATTGGATATTGTAACCACACCAGTATCATAATCTATTGATCCGGCGTTTTCATCAACAACTTGACGTTGTGCTAGATTATCATAATATACAGTACGAATAGTACCAACACGACCATCAATAACTGCCGTAGCAGATGCTCCATATCCACCTCCACCTGTGATTGTTACAGTAGCACGTGTGTAGTCGATGCCACGATTAGTAACGTCAATACTTTCAATTCTACCATTGACAATAACGGCAACAGCATTGGCTGCTTCGCCATCTCCAGATATAGTTATAGTAGGTTGACTAGTATAATCTTGTCCCGGATTGATAACTTTGATTGAACTGATACCAGAAAATGATTGGGGTATTTCATCAAATTGTACTTGACGATCTATACCCTCAGAATCAGCCACAGTAAACACTGTGGATTCCAATTTGTTTCCAATCGTTCCTCTACGTAGAGGTACGCCAAAATTTATGGTATAAGGTATAGCAGCTGTCACATCTGGTGTAAATCTTTTTTGTACACGGGTGACAATCGTGCTACCCAGAATTGCATTTCTGTCTACAGCATCAATAGCATCTTGTACTCTAGACTCGACAAACTTGCCAGAAAATTTATCTAGATATGTTTCTTTGTAACCTAGAATTGCATTTTTAATTGCTGTTTTTAATTGTTCTTCAGTTAATGAAGTTTTATTTTTGTCGTAGCTAACATCAGCAGAAATCAACAGATATAGAAACTCTGGATCACGAATGATAGTTTGTACAGCAACAACTGCTTTGGGTTTAATTATTTCATCAATAATTCTTTGTTTCTCTGTATCTGACAAATAGTAATTTTCTTTTGGTTTCAAAGCAACATATACAGTACCAAAGGTTGGAGGTGTTTCCTCTTCGCCACCCCAAACTGATACGGAAGTTACGGCAGGATAACTTTTCTGAATATACGTTTCGTAGTCTTTAAATGTAACCAAACGATTCTGAGTTGTGAACTGCAATGGAGCAGAAAATTTAATATTATCAACTGATTCTCTTTCTGAACCACCGGAGGCCTCACTAACCGAATCAATTACAAAATCCGATAAAGAGTTTCCTAATGAGTCAGCAAGTGTTGCAGTTGCCACAAAGGTGTTTGCTTTGTTTGCTAAAGTGCCATTTGTAACTAGATACGTCACATCAACCACAGCACCGTTATTTAAACTTTGACCGATTACACCGTTTCCAAAATAGATAGCGTACTTTTGTCCACGATTTTCCTGTAAGTAAAATACTTTAGAAGTGGTAGTAGTTTCTGATGCATCAACCGCAAGAGAGTAAATACTAAAGTCTGTATTTGTTGAAGATGTTCTGACCGAAACTGATATGGTAGTCGTATCAATATTTGTATCAGGTAAGACAAACAATTGTTTTGGATTTGTTTGTTGATCATGGGTAAAGGAGTATGTTACCAATTGACCTTCATATATCGGTAAATTTAAAAACGTAAAATTCGTGTTGGCTTTAGTTGCTGTCTTTTCTTCAAGTGTAACAAAGTTATAACTCACACCATCAATTTCATTTGATAAGAATGAAAATCCTTTTGGTATAGTTACAGTAGATTCTGTGTTAGATGCTGTGTTAGCAGTAAAATTAATTGTCGCAACTGGAGCTTTGCGTGAGTAAGGAACATATCCCAAAACTTTAGCATGAGAGATGACAGAATCACGAAGCAGAGCGGTGTCCATGAATGCTTCATTGGCAACCATGTTCAAGTAGTAAGCTTGATAATGAGTATTATAAGAAAGAATATCTAGCAGTACACTTAAACCAGAACCTTCAAAGTCATAGTCTGTGAATTCAGATTGTGACTTTAGGTATGTCTTTAAATTTTCTTTGATTTGATCAAAATCAAGTTCAGTAACTCTTAGTGGTTCAGCCATTTTATCTTATACGTTCTAAAAAGAAATTAATCGTTATTGGGTTTGATAAGTTCACAATAAAAAACGTCATCGTGACTCTGTAACCATTCTCATCTGGAGCAGGTATAGCAACAACAGATTCAATTCTAACTCTAGGTTCATAATTATTAATTACATCCATCAAACGTCTTTCAATAGATGCACCAAAAACTGAATCTACGGGTTCAAACAAAAGAGCACGAATTGATGAACCTATCTCTGGTTGAAAGGGTTTTTCGTAAAAATTAGTGGATACAAGATTTTTTACGGAGTTTATAATTGCCTTTTCATTAAAATGACGACTGACATCCTTTTTTACAGGATGAACGGTAAAGTTTAAATCTAAGTCTTTATAGGTTCTCTCTGCCTGAACTGAGGGAACGTTGGATGTTATTGTCGTAGCCATCTTTTATTTATCTTAGTCTCCGATGAATACTGTACCCGAACCAGTCTCAATCTTATCACTTCCTGCCGAATTATTATCGAAATGTCCACCAGTTCCAGCGTCACCCGTATCAACAGTATCATCAATACGAGCAGCACCTTTCGTTCCTTTATTGAGATTGATTGTCTTACCGTTTATTCTTATGTCACCTGTAACATTTAAATCATAGTCTCCATCAACGTACATCTTAACATCTCCCTGAATGTAAATGGAATCATCACCAACAACCACAGTAAATTTATCTTTTTGTATTCTCTCTGATCTTGAACCGTCTGGTGCCCACTCTGTGTATGATCCCGAACGATGATATAAGTGAACACGTTCTGCGCCTTTTGTATCATCAAATTCTAATGCGTGTCCTGACTCAGATTCATATACATTATTGTATGGATACTTGGCAGCATAATATGGTGCTGGTTCAACTTTACTTGCTCGTTTTGCTTTCTTTGCTGCTACAATTTCTGATGGATAATCTGAATCGTTTCTTGCCAATCTTGATGTAGTCGGCTCATCTAACTTGCGTGGATAATTTGTCGCAGACTCATATGGTTTTACTGGTGCAGCAGCAACTTCTGATGGAGTTCTTGAATCATTAAACCCTTGTTGATAATTTGCAGCAACAAGAGGTATACTTGGCAACACACCAAGAATAATAGGCTCTTGAGCATTTTCACCATCAACAAAAAAACCAAATACCATATTACCTTCACGTGGTGGATATGGATTATTATTATTCGTTGGCAACGCAGATTGTGCCCAAGGCAAAGAATCAGTTGGTAACAGTGCCTTATTATCTGTGTGCCATCCAACGCAACGAACTTTACAACGGCCTAATTTTAATGGGTCGAAAATTTTTTCGACAATACCAACCCACCAGACAAAACCACCTTTGCCAGCAAAATCTTTATTATCAGTAGCTTCCATAATTGTCTATAGCCTTGTTTTGCTCTGGTGTGCTTTGTGGTACAAAATCTGTTTCGTTAGATGTTGTTGCTAGTTCTAAAATTGTTTCGTGTATGTCATACTTGATAACATGTCTTGCAGCAATAATCAAATACTTTCCACTCAATGAACGATCTTCATTCTCTGAGCCAGACTCTTTCTTTGAAAAATCTGGAACACGAACATTTAAATTAAAGCCTGATGTAAGTTGAAAATTACCAGGCATTACAAGTTTGATTCGTTTGTTCATCAGATTCGCAAAGATTGCCTTTCTTGCGAACACAAAATCTTCTTGAGTTTCTACCTTAGAGATAGATGTAGGATCATACTTCTTAATATAGTTACTGTTCTTTCTATTGGCGCCAAAGATACTTAACGCTTTTCTTGCGTCATATGTCTCTGTTGCCTTTTCACCACCACGATTCTTTGATTGAGAAAAGTTTGCGGTATCATTGCCATGTTCCATTGCATTGTAGTGATCTTCAAATCCAATTCTTTTATTCTGAATAGTTCTTGTCAATGGGTCAAATCCAATGAATGTGCCAGCAGCAACACCTTCTCTTGTTGTTTTTAATTTGTCTGATTGATTCACCACTTCAAAGTGTCTTGGGCTTAACAAATCTTGTGCAGCATTAGTCTCTTCAAGATTCTTTGCTGGAAACTTTATCTTAAACAAATAGTCAGCAGATAAAAGATAAGACAGTGATGTATAGTTATACCCCAAGTTATTCTCAAAGAAAACATAATTAGGTGAACGCTTTTGATCTATTGAACGCTTCGCACACCATTCGATTGCTTCTATCGGCTTTAGATTTGGTATTACAATGTCACGAATGCCTGTTGTTTGTTGAAACACTCCACGCAGTTTTTGCTCAGGTACTTTAAGATAGTTTACCAATATCTTTTTGGCTGCATCACTATAAGTTGTTTTATATGCCTGATTAATCTTCTGTTGTTCTGAAAAGATAAACTCGTCAGATACAAACTCTAAAGTATAAGTTTCAGAGTTCTGTTCTATTGTGGCTCTATTTGTTTGACGATAGATTCTGAATGCTTTCTTCAAACGAAACGATTCCGAATCTGTATCTTTACCAATGTTTACCAGAAGAACCTCTGATCCATCAAATAAAAGTTTAGACGATAAACCAATCGAATCGATGATAACTACCGCACCAGTCATGACCGGTGACAAAAGAGAGTCGAATATGTTTAGTTCTTGAAACAGTTTGGATATATCAAGTTTGCCAGTTTTGGTTATTATGGCAAGTTCGTTAAGACTAAACTTCGATGGGGTTTCTGGTAAATTAACTGCCATTATTCTTTAGAGTTTATGACTCGTTTAAATTCATCCATCAAACCAGACTGTGATGCAAACTCGGCTCGTAACAATTTAATTCTTCTTTTGGATTCATTAAAATTAATCTCATAGTCATAATATGTTTCAGTTTCTTTTGAAATTGTCTGTGTTACTTGAGTGCCATTTTTTAAAGTGTAAGTAGAAGTTGATGTTATAACGTTTGTATACGTGTTTGCATCTAACTCTATTTTTTCTTTAATTGTGTCTTTTGTAGGATTGTTTGTAACTCTTGTAACAATTTTATAGTAAGACTTTATGTTTGCCTGCGACCAAATTAAACCCGTTTGCGGTGTCGTGTTTGCTGCACCACTTGCTGAATACTTGTCATCAATATATTTTGTTATTGTTCTCTGATCAAGAGGCCAATCAAACTGAGGATCAATGATATCATTGAACATTAAAACAATCCAATGCTTTTCTGGAGAACCATAATATTTGTTGGCAATTATTTCTGGTGTATCACCATCTTGTATATCATATGGATAAAAGATACTAGAGTTTTCTTTTAATTCTGTTTCAAATCCAAAACGTGCAATAATATTAGTTACAATATCAACAGAGTTTCTTCCATCAGATAAAGAATATAAAGTTTGTGGAAAATAGTTAAAATACTTTGCCATAAAATATCTTTATTTAAACTTATTTGTGATGTAATCGACAGCTTGCCCAACTCTTGACTCAG